CTTGCACTGTTTGTTTGATGCTTGGTGACAAGAAATGCAATTCTTTCTTATCAAATGTTCCTAATGCAATACGTTCTCTAATATCTTTTAGCTGCTCCTTGCTTTCTACTACCTCAGTTGATTTATTTTCTCTCCATTTTTTTATTGTTTCACTCCTGAATCCATTCGCTTCAAAGAATTTATCGTCAGCTTGTTCCAAGAATGAATCGCTTAATGTACCATCCCCACCATTCTGTAAGTCTTCATACGCAGATTGCTCTAGAAAGGATTGATTCTGAATCTCAGCATTCCTTTTAGCTTTTACATAGTTTTCAAACACACTTGACTCAGCAGATAGTCGTGCCTTTTTAATTCCAGGAATGTATAGAGCCAGTTGATCACCTGCTGTTATTTGTTTTCCATTCTTTTCAAATGTTTTACTACGGTCAGTTAATAAATCAAACTCTTCATCTGAAATTTCTCCACCTTGAGAAAGCATTGTCAAAGCAGTTCCTACTTGTTTTGTAGTAACTCTTCCTGATTGTATTTCTTGCATCACTACTTCTGCTAACTGTGGGCCATTTCCCCTAGCTGCTATTGCTATAGATCGCAATGAGGTCTCAAGTCGTTCGGCTTTCTGTTTCCTTAAGGTTTATCTGCATGTCTTGCATATGCTGCTGTAGTAACGTCTCTCATTTCATTTACTACATATTCTCCCTTAAATTTCTCTAACCATGCAGCCATGTCACTACCTTTAGTGATGTTATAAAAAGACAGTTCGTTGCCTTCTCCATCAGTTATAGTTAAATCCTCTTTCCTTTCTTCTAATTTAAATGCTGCATTTTCTACAAGTTTATTAATGTCGTATACGTACTTTGCTCGCCTGTAGTATGGATCCTTTTGCCTTACTTCTTCAGCTAGTAGCGACTCCGGTCCATCTTCCTTCTCCAGGTCATTTGCAACTTTGTTGATAAATTTAGAGTCACTTTCAATATCATCTTCTTTATCTTCAAGTTGTTGTTCTTCGGTACTCTTCTCTGGATTTCTTGCATTGTCCATTTTTACCTGAGCATCAGCTAGGTCCATTTTAATTTTGTGACCTACACCTGCTAACTTTCCAATACCTTCGCTGAATGGTGCCAGTGCATTAAAAATGTCAGATACACTTTCTTTGTTCTGATCATTCTTTACTTTTGTGACTGCTTCTTCGATGTTTTGTTTTGAAATAGAACCAACTTGATTTTGTTGGAGCTGTGCATTCCTGTCGTATTGAGCATCAACGTCTGGTGCTCTAAGATAATTAAATGAGTTTGTCATAATCCCTTAATCCATTTTCCAAATCCTTCAGGATCTAATTTTTGTGCAGTACTTAATCCTGAAGCTGCTGATCCAGCTAATCCACCAGCAAGTTTTAAGTAATCACCGAAACCTTTACTCTTGTAGGACAGTGGTGTGTAGCCTTTTTGATATGCCTGGAAAATTGGTGCACTACCCACAGCAGCTTTCTCTTTTGCTTTGGCATTTTGAACACCTCTGCCTCTGACATAGCCAGCCGAAATTGCTTGTTCTTGTAGTGCACGTTGCTGCTGATTCATAGCAGCTTGACCTCTGCCAAACTGAGCCATAGCAGCTCTGTCTTTCACGTTTGTACGTCCGCTACGACCGCCACTCATACCTCTAGCCATTGCAATATACTTCTCTTGATTATTCATCATGAATTGATCAATCCTTGAATCAATCTTTGACTGTGTATCAGCTCGTGCTTGGCTTGCTGCAGTATCGATATTTAATAAGTTCTCAGCTAATTGAGCACTTTTGTTTTGGAATCGTGAGGCAATAGTCAGATTCTGAAGTCTCTTCTGTTCATTCTCTGCATTAATCTGTGCAACTCTTGCAACGTTTTGACGATGGATTTCCTCATTCTGACTGTTGTCAAAGAATCCACCTAATGCAGATGCAACTCCAGGTAATGCTTGTGCACCACCTGCAATTGCTGCTAATGGGAGTACCATCTCTTAAATAAAATAAAGGGTAATTTGTTAGGTCCAAACTCAACTTCTTCTACAAAGTCAAAGCCTAGATGTTTCAACAAACGCAGATGTACTACATTTCGTTTGTCAATATAATTCCACAGAATGCTTTCTTGTCTACTGTCTATAAAGCGTTTAGCCTGTCTAGCAAATAGCACTGGAAAGTCATGGATAGCTGGTGTACAAAGCATCCATATAGCTCCGTTATCACCTATCCCGGCTAGTCCGGCAGTCCTGCCGTCAGGGACTGTGAAATATATGCAGAAGCCCTTCTGAGCTTCTTCTGGTATTGCTGTGATTGGATCTACTCCATACCCTTCAATCACCTCTCTACGGTCTTCTGGACGTAGATTAGAGGCCACCTCTATGGCAGCCTCTTCAGTTATTAAGTGTATGTATTTAGATCCGCTTATAAAATCTGTTGTTGTAGTCTCCTTCCCAAGACATTGATTGGAGTGTTGCCGGGGAGGGGTGGGTTGAAGTAAGCGTGACATTAACGTTTTCATTTCTTTCATACACAGGAATAGTTCGTAAACTATCTCCTACGTATGGCAATCTATTTGCTTCATATGAGTCTAGTATTGAAGACTCATGTGTATCAATAAAATCAGGTTTACCATTTCGGACAAGCTTTGTTATGAATTGCCCTACTGCACCGAAATTAAATATGATTCTCTGAATAACTAACGAGCTTGTAGTATCAGAAGTAACTTTATTATTTTTAACTGCCGTTGCGTATATCGTAGGAAACTCTACTTTCATCTCATATTGTTCACCAACATGAATATCGTTAGTAGTCCAGTCTCCGTTTAACGTAACAGTATTGCCGCCATTAGCAGTACCACTAGATACGATCTGATATCTACCCCTATTGTCATTATTTCCAAGTACGATTGCTGATACATCTACTGTTTCATTTAGGTATGAAGGTAAAGTAAATGATGTTAGGTTTGTACTAGATGAGTAAGTTAGTGCTGATGATGCAACGGTCGTTGATCTATCTAGATGAATATTGAAAGTATCTTCGTATGAGCCAATCGTAGGTGAATCATCTCTTTCTTTTAATGCCATTTTTACAAGCGTCTTGTCATCAAAAATGATGTATAAGTTATCTTGAATAATGACAAAATGTAGAATATTTTTCTGGAATTTCCACTTAAACCATGCTCCTTGCAATCGTTTACCACCTACGCTGTAGTATCGAAAACCAAACATCTCATTGGTATTAACTTTACCTATTAAGATATAAGCATTTTCCCTTGAGTTAGTGAGGATATCTAGATTTTTATTTAATAGCCTTGATACTACTTTGCTTTGCTCTACTACTTCAGGTTCTGTCTCCCTCCGTACATTCAGCATCTCGAAGAACCGACTGTACTTACCTGCATTATCTACAAACCCTAAGCTTGTTCCTAATGAAATAGGATGGATGCTGGTGTTGTAGTTAAAGACTGATAACGGATACACCTGAGCTGTTTCAGGACTTAGTTTATCACTATCTGTGCTGAATAGATATTGTGCATTTTCTGAAAATAATACAAGTCCTGTATTAACTTCGATACCATCTACCAAGGAGTTAATTCCACCAGATGGAGAGCTACATGCAATATCAATCCTGTCATCACCTGAAAAGGTAAGTGCCGTATTATTCCAAAAATTACCTAGATCTCCAGGTTGCGACATAATTATATTAGCACCACTTAATGCCACTAATCTGTCACGATGATAAACTAATTTGCTGATTTTTTTTCCAACAAATCTTGGAGCTGGATTAGTGAGATCATCCCCTACCTGACGTTCATTCCAATTACTTGTACTACCATCCTTGAATTGTCCAATAGTAAAATTAGTTAAACTAACCCTGGTCAATACATAGGGCATTGTTGATGGATCAAGTTTATATTTAATATTAGGTGCACTACATTCATCCCAGTGACCAGTACCGTCTGCATTATTATCACCTATAAATTTTAAATAGTAATCATCATCTTGCAGTTCTGCTGAATTAGATACTTTTACAATAAATTCATGACGGCATTGTGTAGGTAGATCTGTCACGCTATTTACTTCATCAGTGATGATATTAAATAAGTCACTTTCGAGTGCTTCAACATTAAATGCTGAGTCTGACCAAAGGTATAGTCCGTTACCGATAATTCTACTTCTCACTACTTGAGTAGGACTACCACTTGCTACATCATTAATTTGTTTGTTTATACTATTTAGTACAGCGGCCCCTGATACTACTGTTTCTTGTTCGATATCTACAGGAATTGGTCTGATTCGAGCAATGTTTCCTCTTTGAGGTGATGATGTTTCTGTTAATATTTTTACTCTGTGGGTATAATCTACAAGCCCCACATTAAAAGTATTATTAATTTTTGATGTGGAATATGATCCTCCATGCAACAACTCAATTCTGCCAGTGTATTGACAGTTGTATTGTGGTCTATCTGGTTGATCATTGCCTGTATCAGTTATAAACCTACTTACAAAGGGTTGGCCTAGTACTGTAACTCTTGTACAAATTCCTGTGGGTGCATTTACATCTATTTTACTGCCTGAAGCAGGACATGCTGGTCCGTACTGTACTAAGTAAGTACTATGGTCAACATTCTTATATTTATTGTCGTTCCATTGCCCATCAGCAGGTGCAGTAATTGCATTATCTTGCAAGTTATTGTTATGACTTGGATCTGCTAATTCGAGTTCTATACTTGTAGCGCTAAATAGTTCTTCTGTTGTTTCATCGTTATAAATATTTAGCGAATAACTGCGTCTAGGTGCAACCTGCTTTAGCTCGATGTATACAGCATGTCCATTCCTATTTGCTGTGTAATAAGGGGATGAACTAGATATGCTATCTTTTTGGCTCTTTGTAGTTAAGTCGTTAGTAAGCCCTACTGTGTATGTTTTATTGACTAAGAATGTTGTGTCATTAATAGTCAATGCTTCAATGTCACCTGGATTCGTATGAGTCAGATATGTACCTGCATTGTCACTAGGTGTCGCAATTACCTCTGTTCCATCAGAGCATTTATATACCCTTACTGTTCCATCAGTTTTTACATTACCTATATATGCTTCATTGTCATCACGGTAATAACTGAACCAACTACCAGTTGCTTCTACAGAACCAAGAGTTGTTATATACTCAGTGCCTGGTCTCTTCGTTAAACCGTCTGTAATATCTGGGACAACATTCACTGCATCCCTTAACTGACCAGGTATTTTCTGCTCATCAGGTTGCTCAGAAATACCTAATGTATAGTTTGGAATTGTTTGTGTAATTGTTGCCATTAGCGCCTCAGTGCACGGAAAGGTTGATATGTTTGATATTGTGTATTTGTTTGAAAACCAAGAAAGTTATGATCACCTTGATTGCATTCGTATTCAATACATGCAGCACGTGCCATAGCTTCTTGCTGACTAAGTAGCTGTACTAGCTGTGGGTTGGTAACCAATTGAGTTGCTGAACGTGTGGCAGCTTTATATGTGACGTATCTCTGATAGGCAGATGGTAGATCTTCAAAGTCATATGCTCTAACGATATCTGCTTTGATTTTGTTTCCAAATACAAATGATTTATGAACCTTGTCATATAGCTTTCCTTCACGTTTTACTACATCTGTGCTTCTGTCAAATTGATTGTCTGTTACGTCAATACGAAGTGCATCTGCAGGGTATGTAATAAAACCTGTGCCTGTTTCTGGTGTTAAGACAACGTTGCTTTCAACGTTAAATACCCAGCCTTCATTCAATACATCAATCCGTGATTCTGTAAGGATATTCTTAATGAATGAGATCTCAGGGTTTGTGCTGTCAAGAGTGTTAACTGGTGATTGACCGATGCTCCCCAAGATTGAGTTCACTGCGGATAGTTCGGTATCGGTGCCAATAGTTGAGGACATATAATTAAAAAAAAGGGACCCCGAAGGATCCCCATGAAGTGTATAAAAATCAGAATGTAGAAGGAGCTGAAGCACCAACGTACAGCTCAACGGCTGCAGCAGGGTTCAGGTAGTCAGCGCCCATAGCCAAGCGGCCAAGGATAACGTCGCCCTGATAAATCACGGAGACATCACCACTGGTGACTTGTACTTGAGGTCCGATTGCTTCTACGCAACCAGCAGCTTCGCGCTGGAAAATAAGACCAGCAGACACTGCACCGAATTCGGAAGCAGTACCGTAGTCATTGTTGATTCCAGTAGTAGCGCCGGAAGCATCTTCAAGGCTAGGACCGATAAAGCTACCGGTGTTGCCAGGAGATGTTTGACCAGAAGTTCCGCCGTACTTAGTACCGTACTTACCCAGGAACGGAATGTTCATGGACTTGTAGATCTGGATACCAGCGATCTCGATGATGCCGTTGCCGCTTTGCAGAGCAGAGCCCTGAGCGTCACGGTTTACAAGACCATTAGATCCAACAGCTTGGATCAATTCGTAGTACTGACGTGGGTTAAGGACAGCCACACGGCCATCGCTAGAGACACCCTTCTCATCCATTGCAGCGGCTGCGTCATAGAAGGCAGCAATCAATGCAGCGGAGGAGAATGCATCAGATTCGTTAGTAGTAGTACCAACACGGATCTGAGTACCACCTGGCTCAACGAAGTTAGTTGCGCTAACAGGTGAGGCAGAACGTGCACCACGTGCAATAGCACGGAAGATCAAACGGTCATACTTTTCTGCGAGGGCATAGCCGATCTTGCGGCTGATTTCCGAACGCAGGTCGTAATGAGAAAGAGTCTCATCAAGGTCATAAACGAACGCTGAACTGATCAGCAGGTCGTCAACCGTGATGGTCTTCTCTGCCACTGGAGGCGCACCATCGGAGTTACCGAGGATTGCGTTGCCAGGGGTGTGATACTCAGCCGTGGTACGACCGGTATAGATGAACTGCAATGACTTGCCGTTCTTAAGTGTACGCTTCATCACCATATCGCGTGCGATAGCGTTATGCTGGAAGCCTTTGAACATCTCACCAGAGAACAACTTAAGATAAAGTGCTCGCTTATCTCCGGAGAGATTTGATTGACCTAGATTAACCAAATTGGTTGTCAGGTCTGTAGACTGATGTGCCATTATTTTAGAGAGTAAATGTATATTCGACTCTCAAAGATCTTTGAGTTATTTAATTGTATATGTGTGGTCTATCCCACCGTCTAGACGGCTAAAGGTATCCTCCGTAGAGGGCTAAAGCCAATAGTGAAGCCGGGACTTGAACCCGGCAG